TCCATCTAAAAGTGTTTTGTTAGAATGTACAACTAATGGACATAGTAAACCATTTTGCTTTATATCAATTTTAAGTTGATTTATTAATTCGTTATTTAAATTTAATTGTCTTGGTTTTAAAGAATCTAATTTTATTGTTTGTATAAGAGTATTAAATATTATTTTTTTTGGTTTTAAAAACACTATAAGATTTTCAAAAATCTATAAACAATCTCTCCATTACCACCAGAACCACCGCTCGTAGATCCACCACTTACTTGTGCAGCTCCTCCGCCACCACCAGAGCCTCTTGTTCCAGGACTTCCGTTAGTACCTCCTCCAGATGAAGAACCCCCTGCACCTCCAGATATTCCTCCATCATATGAATCTGCTCCTGAAAATCCAGATATTCTACAGTTGTCTCCTCCGCAGTTACCAGATCCTGATAAACTTCCTGTTGCACCATTACCACTATCGTTGAAAGTACCTGCAGGTCCAGATGTATTTGAACTTACATTTTTAGTCACGCCATCAGAATCTCTAAATGTGCCCGTGCTTACACTTGAACTTACTGTTGCAGAGCCAGGAGTTCCTGCTGTATTTGACCTCAAAGGTCCTTGCACACCACCCCCCGTACCACTAGATCCCCCTCCACCTGTCAATGTAAATAAAGATCCTGCGGAAGATCCAGATAAAGTTGTTGATGTACCATTGCTAGCAGTAACATTATATCCAATCCCTGCACCGCTTCCTGCTGAACCAATTGCATAAGTCATTGTCTCACCACCTGTTACAGAAAATATTTTATCAGAAACATAAGCACCTGATCCACCACCAGCTCCAGCTGATTCACCTCCTGCCTTATCATAGTCTGCTCCACCTACTGCACCTCCTCCGCCACCAACTGCTGCTTGAATATGTAATGCGTTAGCATTACTTGGCACAGCAAATGTGCCGGAACCAGAACTTAATGTAACAAATGAAGTTGCTTCAAAAGCTGTAAATACTAATTTATATGTGCCACCTACATTTGCATAAGCTTCATTAACCTCTTGATAAGTGCCGCTTACATTTGCAAATATTTGATTAGTTTGTTGAAAAGCACTGGAGTTTCGTACATAAGTCTCAGCCATTTAAACTCCTATGAATATACGAACCAAAGATCTCCGTCAGATCCTCCTGCTGGAGTAACGTTAGTTGTAATTGTAAATTTTCTTGCTAATTTATCTGAGTCTACAGCATTGTTAACTATTTTGGCCGTTGTAATTTGATTATCAGAAATTTTAACTGTCGTTATTTGATTGTCAGAAATTTTAGCTGTCACAATTTGATTATCAGAAATTTTTGCAGTCGTTATTGCATTATCAGCAATTGAGGCTGTGCCTATCTCGCCTCCTAAACTAGATAAATCAATTCTATTTATATTAGTACCATCTGAATAAGCTAAATGTTTTTTACCTTGATCCATTGTAAAACCTGTACCACCCGCAGTTCTAAAAGTTATAGTGCTTGTATTATGTGTTGTTTGGTCATCAAGCACATACATCTTTTCAATTGAGTCAGGCACAGTTATGTTTGTTGCTCCTGTAAGAGTTCCTCCAAATGCTAAAACCATGTTTCTTGCTTGAGATATTGAACCATCGTCCATAGTTAAAGCAACAGTCGTAGTTGTAACACTTATTGACTCATAGCCAGCAATCGCTTGTTGTACTAAGTTTAAATTTGTATTTGTTTTTGTCCCCCATGTACCAGCGTTTTCACCGGTAGCCATAAGTTCAAGTTTTAAATCTGTCGAAAATGTAGATGCCATATTTGTATTATAATCCTATTATGCTGCAATATCAACTTCAACCCAGACATTGCTTACTCCTGGATCAACGTTAGACCATGCTATTGTTCCTGTATTTCCAACACTTATAGATAATTGTTGTCCGGTCAAGTCAACAGGAGTATTTAAATCTACAGTGACTGAAGCAATAGCTGTAGTCATTGTAGTCAGTCCTGTAATAGACGTAGTAACATCTATAGATACATCAACAGATTGATCAGATATTGTTAATAAATTTGTTGCTGCATCTACGTTGGCATCACCAGTTGCAGTTAGTGTACCTGTTGAAGTTGTAATGTCTATACCATCAACTAATACTGTAAAGGTTGTCTCAACATCTCCAACTGCCGAAGTTAAAGGTATACCTGTTACTGGAGCGTCTACAGCACTTATTAATGTTACAGTTCCTACGGAGGTTTCTAGTTCTTTTTCTGATCCTGCTACAATGGTTGTTGTAGCATCTGCTTGTACTGAATACGGTCCAATGACTGTTGTTAATTGTTCTCCTGTAACGATAACATCTGGATCAACTTGTATTGCACCAAGAGTTGTAGAAAGAGGGATACCTGTTAATTGAATGGTTGGGTTTTGAATAGCAGTGATGCTTACTGAACCTGTTGCTGTTGTTAACGCAATACCTGTTACTTCAACACTTGCATTAGTTCCTCCTAATGCTGCAATAGGTGATTGTGCAATTGCTGTAATTCCTAACATATCTCTCCATTAAGCGTGAGGGGTTGGTGATTGAGGTGGTAAACCCCCCACACGCAGAGATTATATCATCTCTTAAACCATGAGGGAAGACCTAGATGAGGTCGTCTGTCAAACATGTTTTCATCAGATCCTTTTGTCTTTTTATTATTATAATGCAAAAACACTTGAACACATTCTTTACCTTTAAATTTTTCTCGCCAATGCTCCAATTTACAACCAGAATATACTAACATATCTCCTTGTTTTAAATTTACTTTGATACCCTTTAATCCCTCTTTACCAGAGGGCTCTAAATAAATTGGCCAAGGATCACCACCAAGATTTAGAGTGGTTGATATTTCACAACTAAATCTGTCTTTGTGTCTTTTCAATTCATCACCTTTTTTATATATTCTTGCATAAGTATATGCAGGATATAATTTTAATCCTGTAGCTTTCTCCATAACTGGTTGACATTTAAGTAATAAAGTTTCCATAGCAATATTGGCATAAGCAGAATATGTATTGGGTATTTGACCCGTTTTAGGATCTTCATAATATCCGAGTATATGTTCAAACGGTGAAAAATACTTATGCTTTCTACAAGTATCATAAACTTGTTTTTGCATACTAAAATAATTTGCAATAAAAGCTGAAAGTTCTTTTGATATTGCTTGTTTTATAATTGTGTATTTATTTTTTTTAAAAGACATCTTTAGCCATTTCCTTTGGCACAGCTTGTATATTCCAATGTATAAATCTAAAAGGCTCTATGCCAAAATCAATTGCAAATTCATGTTCTAAATAGCCTGGAAATATAATTAATGTCCCTGGTTTTATTTTATAATGAAACTGTTCGTGACCTGGCCATACTCCTTTTAGTTTTGTTTTCATTTTTAACTTTGTTGTTCTTGCCCCAGTCTTCGGCTCATGAAAAACTGGATAAGATGTTTTTTCACTACACTTTAAAAAATAAAATCCTGACACATGTTGGTTCCAATGTATATGTGCACTATGATGACCACCACCTTTTTTAGCAAATTCTTGTACCCACATTTCACTAAATAGTGATGTGTATTGTGACATGTCATAACCTTGATGATCTAAATACTCCCAAGATTTTTGACCAACATAATTTCTAAAATCTAAAAAGTCATTATCATTAACTAAAGGTGTTGAATGATATGATCTTCCAAAGTCTCCATGTTTTTTTATATATTCTTTTTCTCTTTTACGAGCTTCACTAATATATTTGTTACTTGCTTTATTTAAAGATTTAACAAACTCTGGTTTTTGTTCGTTCCATACTATAGTTGGAAAATAACTATTTATATACATTATCTAAAGGGCCTTCCTAAATGCCAGACAACAAGACTATATCTTGTTCCTGATGTTACTGGTTTGACTCTATGCCACACAAAACTAGGAAATACAATGATAGAACCTTTTGATAGTATTTCTTTACATTGAACTCTATGCTTTGATTCATCTCGCATATGTGGATCATAGTTTCTAAAGTCAAATTCTAATTCACCACCTTTGTATTCTGAACCATCTGTTAACTGACAAGTCATAGATAGTTTTCTTATTTTACCGTGTTCTGGATTTGAAAGATCTTTCTTGTCATAAGGTTTGTCCCAGCTATCACAATGCCAATCGTAATATTGATTATGTTTATATTTTGTAAATTGACAAGATTCTGACCTTTCCCAATCAAAGTTCCAACCAGCTAGTTTATTTGCAAGATTAACATATGGATGTAATTCTCTGTAAATCCAAGCATCATTTAACCATACTAAATCTGAATTTCTTTTTCTTTTTAAATTTTTTATTTCTTCTTTATTAAGTTCTTTGTCGCCAAAACCACCTGTCACAGCCATAACTTCTTTTTGTTTCTTAGCATAAGCTATAACGTCATCACAAAATTTAGGTGTTAATGCACTATTAAAATACCAGTAGTAATTAATTAGATTCATAAGTATACCAACAAGGTAATGTATACCTTATACCTTTCTTAATTGTATTTACTTTGTGCAAAATTTTGTTGCCTTCAAAAGCTATCAATTTGCCTTTTTTAGGATGTATCATTTTATCTTTAATTATTGTTTCTCCTCCCACATAATTATTATTTAAATATATAATACTTGTGTAAGGATGGTAATCTAAATCCACGTGTTCTCTTTGATCTGCACCAGTTAACCATTTTACAAGTTCAAAATAATTAATTTTATATTTTTTATTATGTGACTTAATAAAGTTATTTAAAAGGTTGTTAATTTTCTTAAATAAAGAAGTGTTTTGCATATCATATATCAATAGAACTTCAGTATCATAATGTATTTTTGAAAAGTTATTATTTAAATTAAAATTTTTTTTATGAAAATCTATTAATGAATTACATTCTTTTTTTGAAATAAAATTTTCTTTTTTAAACATATTCATACAAAATAGTCTGTACAAAATTTAAACTGTCTTTCTGATCATTGGTAATATAATACATACAGGTAGATGGAAAAATAACAAATTTATTATTTTCTAAAGTAATATCCCAAGATCTACCTTTCCTTCTATTATCATCATAATTAATCTTTACCATACAACCTTTTACTTTGACTCCATACAACAATGTAAAATCTGGTGAGTTTCGTAGATCTACTGGGTCTACATCAATGAAGGGTTGTGATATTTCACCTGGTTTAAATATATGACCAAAGGAGTCTTTGTTTATTAAACCTATTTGATATTCAAGACCAACATGATCTCTTATATAAGTATTCAACATATCCCAAGTTCTAGAAAATGGAAATTCTATGTTTTGAATTTGTGATTGTAAAATATCTTTTGATAATTTATCTCGGTCAATGTTCCAACCATTTGGCATTGCAACATCACCATAAATTAATGCTTGTTCCGATAAAACCTTCTTTTGCATACCACCTCAATTATTAGTTTATGCTTTATAGTCTGTCAAATCCCAAGTTTGATTTTCTTCATTCCAGTTGTACATCCACATATGAGTCTCAGCCTCATTTTGTGAAGTTTGTTCTGCAGTTAATTCAGGAGCATCACCTATTGGTGATTTCCAACTTGCAGTTGCAGTGTCTTTTACCCAAGATGCAAAAGGTTTTTTAGGCCAGAAGATTTGATCATCCTCGTCCCAAGTATAACCTATACCTGCGTAATTACCTCTAAAAGGTGTTCCGCCATTTTTATGTGTATTACCTGATGTATTGTAAGACGTTTGAATCCACATTGGTGCAGGCCAATTATTATGTAATTGTAAATATTGTTGACCTACTGCTTCATCTTCAACACCATCAGCATTCAGCATATCTTTATTATCTAAAGTTAATACTGCAATAACTTTTCCGTTAACTCCTAATTTTGCAAAATGTGCCATAATTATCTCCTATTATATATTATAAACTTTGTTCATTCAACTATTGAAACCTATATCTAATTATTACAATTCCACTTCCGCCAGCTGCACCATCACCACCAGTTGGTCCACCTCCAGATCCGCCACCACCGCCACCGCCAGTGTTAGCTGTTCCTGCTGAACCTGTTCCTTCTGGATTGTTTCCTGCTTTACCTCCACCACCAGATCCTCCTGGTTGTCCTGGGCCGTCTCCACCACCAGATCCACCTCCACCTCTTGTTGTAGGTGTTGCATTAATTGAACTTGTTGCACCATCTCCACCTTTTCCTAAAGGAGAACTTGTTCCTGGATTTCCAGCAGCAGTTGCTCCACCGCCACCGCCACCAAAATAACCTGGAGATGGATTCCCTACTCCGCCATTCTGACCCTGAGGTGGGCTTACTGGAGGAGTATTACCCGCTCCTGGATTTGAAGAAGGGTTTTGTCCTGCTCCACCACCACCAGATCCACCAGATCCACCTGCATTGTTTGGAGGTGTTCCTACTGTTCCTCCACCACCTCCAGCTGTGGATGTTATTGTTGAAAATACGGATGGGTTACCATTTCCCCCTGTTGCACCTGGAGAGGTTCTACCTGATCCTCCACCTCCTACTGTAATTGGGTAAGCTTGTGCAGACACGGGTAGAGCTGCGACTGAACTTGGAGATGATCCTAATGGAGATACAGTATAACAACCTGATGCTGTTCCCCCAGATTCTCTATAACCTCCAGCTCCGCCACCACCACCGAGACCTCCGCCTCCGCCACCACCACCGGCTACTACTAAATAGTCTACAGTATTTGAACCACCTGGAGCCCCAGCTGATGTTACTGTAAAAGTTCCTGGCCCTGTGAATGTGTGGACTTTAAAATTTGTACAAACAGTTGTGATTGTTCCTCCTGTTGCTGATATAAAAGCGGCACCTTGATCAGAAAAAGATGAATCTTGTATTGATCTCCAACCAACTGTACCATCTATATAAACCAAAGTTAAACCTTCTCCTTCAGTATTTAATACTACTGGACCTTCTCCACCATTAATTTTTTCTGAACCGTTAGGATTAATAGTAAGAGCATATGAATCAAAAGTGTTATTGTAATCCTGTACTGATACGATTGCTCCTGCAGAACCTGCAGGAAGAGCCATTGCAATTGCACCTGATGTTGTATTAATAAAATATCCTTCACCACTAGCTGCTGTAAAGCCTGAAGTTTTAATTGATGATGTTTGCCAATCAACAGCTCCTGACTTGCCAAATCCAGATTGAGATGCACCACTTGCAAGTGATACTGTATCGCCTGAAGCACCAATGGTAATTGTAGTTCCACATTGATTTATAATACTTCCGCCATCAGACGCTTGAAGAGCATTACTTTTAACAATGTTACCAGAAACTGTTACCGTATCACCAGAGTCTCCTAGTTGAACATCTGTTCCTGATCTTGGACTTATTTTATTTACTTTGACTTCACTCATAATTTACCTATTTATATTTGTACCTTATAACAACTTTACCATCAGCTCCATTTCCACCTGATTGACCCCCACCACCAGATCCACCTCCACCACCAGCTTGGTTTGCTCCACTTGCATTATCACCAGCGGCATCAGCAGTAGGTCCAGGAGAAGCACCACCAGCACCTCCAGTTCCGCAGCTTGATCCACTTCCTTGATCTGGAGTAGAGCCTGGATTTGCTCCACCTCCGCCACCACCAGAAAAATTAATTGTTGATCCTGATATAGCAGAATTTGTTCCAGTGCCGCCAGGTCCACCAGCACTTGAAGGCGCATTTGATCCTGTACCAGTAGCACCACCACCTCCGCCACCCATATATGGTGGTCCAGGTTGACTAGCGTTTCCTCCATTAGAACCTTGAGGTGGAGAAACAGGAGGTGTATTTCCGTTTCCTGCATTTCCTGCATAACCACCATTACCTCCTCCGCCAGAGCCTCCATTTTCGCCAGCTGGAAAGTGTGATCCACTTCCTCCACCGCCACCACCTGCAGATGTGACTGTGCTAAAAATTGAATTTGATCCAGAAGCTGAACAACTACTATTATAACTTGTTCCACTTCCACCACCACCTACAGTTATTGGATATGCTTGTGCTGTAACTGTAATTGCTGTTCCTCCTGGATTACCATTTAAAGGAGATACAGGCGAATAAGATTGATGAGGAGCTTTATATTCACGATAGCCTCCTCCGCCACCGCCTCCGCCAAGGCCTCCGCCTCCACCTCCGCCACCAACGACTTGATATGAAACTACGTTGTGAGGTGCTGTTTGAGAAACTGATGAAACTGTAAAAGTACCCGGTCCTGTAAACACATGAATTTTACAATCACCAGATGTAGTTTCAGTTCCACCTGATGCAATTAAATTTGGATTACCTGTAACATTTGATGTTGAATCTTGAACGTTTTTCCAACCCTCAGTATCATCGACATAAACTAAAGTTATTGATTGTCCCTCTGTCGATAACGCTTGTGGTGCTGCAATCCCACCAATTTTTTGTGAACCATTAGCTTGAATTGTTAAATTATATGTTTGAAATGTGTTTGTATAATCTACCACAGATACAATGTTGCCTGCAGTTCCTGCTGGTAAATTCATTGTAAATGCTCCACTAGATGTATTTGCAAAATAACCTTCACCATTGGCTGCTGTAAAGGTAGTTGTTTTAATACTACCTGTTTGCCAGTCTACAGTTCCAGTTCTTCCAAATCCGGTTTGTGACGCGCCTGATGTTAAATTAACTGTACCTCCTGATCTACCAAGATTGATTGTGCTTCCGCAAACATTAATTGTGTTACCAGAACCAGATCCTACTGTGGTAGTTGAACCGCATCTTTTAATTAGTTCGTTACCACCTTGATCTGTTATATTATCTACTTTTATTTTACTGCTCATAATTATTGAAATTTATACCTTATTATTACTACACCAGAACCACCTGCGCCAGATGTTGCAGGTCCTTCTCCAGAACCACCGCCTCCACCGCCTGTGTTAGCTGTTCCTGCGCCTCCAGTTCCAGTTGTTCCTACTCCATCTCCAGCACCGCCACCACCACCGGGTGCTCCACCATTTCTACCACCAGCTCCACCACCGCCAGCGTATTCTACATCTGATCCATTAATAGAAGTATTTGCATGATCTCCACCAACACCACCTACTCCAGGTCCTGTTCCATTAGCTCCTGCACCTAAAATTCCACCGCCACCTCCACCGCCTCTTGCGGGAGGTGAAATACCAGGCCCTGTTCCTGGACCGTTACCACCGCTATTTCCTTGAGGGGGACTAGTAGATGGATCATTTCCTGATCCGCCAGATCCTGGAGTTCCTCCTCCAGTACTAGCTCCACCTCCTGAACCTCCAGGTCTTCCAGCATTACCAGCAGTTTCAGATCCACCACCTCCACCGCCTGCTGATGTTTTAGAAAAAATAACAGAATCGTTTCCGTCAGTTCCTTGTGTTGTAGCATCTCCAGCTGCTCCACCTCCACCTACTGTTACAGGATAACCTTGAGCTGATACTGTAATTCCTCCTGCTCCATCTCTAGGTGATGCAGTATATGGTGTAACTGGAGATTTGTCTTCTCTGAATCCACCAGCACCTCCGCCACCACCATCATTTCCACCTCCGCCACCACCACCGGCAACGACTAGATAAGATACAACATTGTTAGCTGCACAAGCGTGTACTGTATTTACAGTAAAAGTACCTGGACCTGTAAATGTATGAATTCTGCAATTTCCTGAAGTTGATATTGTACCACCTGTTGCACAAACAAAAGTTTCTGTTACATCGTCATTTGACCCATCTGCAAAAACTTGCCAACCTTCTGTAGCATCAACATAAATAAAAACTGCACCTGCATTATTTTTAGTTAAAGTAAAGTTATTTGCTTCACCTCTAATATTAGAACCATTTCTCGCAACTGTGCAAGTAGCCGTTCCAAAATTTCCATCGTAATCTTTTATGTAAACAATATTTCCAGCAGAAGGTGATGCTGGAAGTGTTGCCACAACTGCTCCGCTTCCTGTATCTACAAAATACCCTTCGCCATTAACAGCTGTAAAATCCCCTGTTTTTTTTGTTGTCTGCCAATCAACGGTACCTGTTCTACCAAAACCCGTTTGTGATGCACCACTTGCTAAAGCAACGGTTCCACCACATCTACCTAATGTAACAGTAGTTGCATCAGCAACTACAGTTTTGCTTGCTCCACCACCAACTGTTAAAGTGGTGCCGCATTGTTGTTGAATTTTATCTACTTCTATTGTGCTCATTAAATTACTACCAATGTTCCTGTTATTGTTTGTGTCCCAGTCACTGTTACAGGTCCTGCGAGTACTCCTGAATCTAAAGTTTGATCTTCAGATAAAGTTGAATTATGTGTGACCACATAAGTTGTTGCTTCCATAACTGGTGAAATAGTTTTAGTTGATGGTATTGTACAAAAAACTTCTTTTGTTCCAGCAGAAAAATTAACCAAATTGTTTGAATTAGTAGAAGATATAACCGTAGCTCTTGATAAAGTACCTGTGCCTGTTGTAGTCAAAGCATATCCCATTCCAGAATGTGAACTGCAATAAGTGTATAAAGTTGGTGCAGAAGCAGCCACTGTAAGTTCTAATCTTCTAGTGGTTGCCGCAGCATAACCAGACACGTAAGCTGATTCTGTAACAGTTGAGCCATCTAATTTGTAAACCACGCCTGTGTTATAACTTGTACCACTATTATGTGTTCCATCAGAAGTTGTTGAAAGTTTTAAAGGGTGTGTTGCGTTAGAAGCATCATCCATGTTGAATGTATACGTAACACCTTTTC